CACCAGGTGTTAAGAACCCATATACCGAATTAGCAGGATCAGATCTGCGAGCACCGCTGCTGCTGATACCGCGTAGAGGATCTTTATCTAATCCCTGTGTAGCTAGTTGGTCTGCGAGAGGAGCATACTTGGGTCTGTTTGGGTTAGTAGTGTCTTGATTAGTCTTCAGTTTGTTATATTCAACAACCGGCACACCAGAGCTGGAATTATTACCAGGTATGCCGGGTACCATGTGATTCATATATTCTTGATACAAGCATGCGAACCATATGCCTCTACCCGGATCGCCGTTGATGAAACAGCACATCACTTCATTCTCAACATCCGGCGGCACGAACCACATGCCATAGCTGCGCTGAGAGTCTTGATACTGATCGCCGTTGGTATTGGCATATACGTTGGTAGCACCAGCGAACGGGCTAGCATAGCTAACTGTTAACCAACAATCTTTATCATCAGTGTTGCCACCGAGCTCTGGTATCCATACTTGTAATCGGCCCATGCGCTGGGCATCGCTAGTAGCTTTAACAAACCCAACATAGATCCTATCAAGGCTCGTTGATCGCCCACCGGGTTGTAGGCTAAATCCCTGCGGTGATGTGGTGGTCCTTGTTAATCCTGCCATTGTGTTTAATTATCTTTCATCTATTGAATGGATTCAATGCTGAATTTACTATTCCTGCATTTCTTATTGTCTTTCCAGCCGTAGAACCTTCTTGGCCTTGAGTGGCTAGAGACTTACCAGCAGCTCCGCCAGCAGCAAGAGCAGCATCTTGTTTGTTTAATCTATGGATTTCTACATCCTTCGGCGACATAACTTTATCAAATTGCTGGCTGAATAGTTCCTTTGAAGCTTTTAAAGTCTGGGTAAACTTACCATTTTCAAATGTATTTTCCACTTCGCGCACGAAATATAAGCCATTGAAGTAATCACTGGTACTGTTAAATGTCATCAATCCGGTCTCTTCGCTGTAGTTTGAACCTGTACGGAATCTCAACATGAACAAGTTCTCACCATTGAGGAACGTTGCAAACTCGTTGTTTTCTGTAGTTTCAGTATTAGACAACCGAGATCTAGCATATTCATTTTCCTCGATATTGGTCATACCTATCCACCAAGGATCTCCCCTGATCTCGAGATCGATGTTCGCCATCTGTCCGCCACTGTCATACAAATTTGATAATATTTGTCCGAACAAACCTGCGCCCGACGGCGAAGTACCACCAGCTGCAACTGCGCTAGCTTGATTTTTTGATACGCTGCCTCCAGTCGTGCCATTCTGTATCCTGGGTTCGTTATCAGTAAAGAATGCGACTTTCAATGGATCATCAGATTCTACTATATCCTTTATATCTTCTAGATATTTCCCACCTCGATAGTCATTTGCTGGATTTGATGCTAGTAAATTAGTCGCCGCAGTGCCAAGCGGAGCTAACCCACTGCTGAGCAAGTTAGCTGAACTACCAGCTATCGCTTTGATAATATCCCCCTCATTGCCATCAAATCTCGGTATAGCGGGCGTTGTTAAGATATCTAATTTGGTGATTTTTTGCATATCACTCGTTATGCCTTTCAACGCCGATGCTAGTTCGTTCGGTGACAACTTTCCTGCTGTTGATGCTAGTTTTGCATAACTATCTAATACCGATCCCGCTCCGCTGTCTTTCAATATCTTGTCAAGGACTGCACGGCCTCTGTCGCTCAGTTTGTCACGTTGATCACTAAGTGCTTTAAATTGTGCCATGACTTCGTCGGCTGCTTTATAAACCTCTCCATATCCCCGATTACCGCGAAATCCAATCGTGTCTGACGATAGAATTGCGCCAACCGACCATTGGCTGTAATCACTTGAATTGAGATTGGGTGATAACGCTATAGCCCAGAATTTGTTAACTTGTATATCAAATTTTAATACCTCGGTGTTCAAACCAGTATACATGTAGTCGTATTTCTTTTTTAATAAATTGTTTTGACTGAGGAAGCTGATTTTATCCTTCTGTATGCCAATTTGTCCCATTTTTTTAGCTTGATTTGGATCCGATACTATCCTAGTCGTATAATACGGGACCAACCTAAATGTTATGATTTTATCATAATCATTCGTCATGATATTATAGTTACCAAATTCCACTTCAGTGTATATCTGTACTACTCGACCTAATCCATTATTTTCAAGACTACTAGTAGAACCAATACCATTGATGCCTCTTATGAAAGAGTCAGCTTCCTTGCATTTGCCTAACATATACATTATGTAATTGCCAACGTCCTGCCCTCGATTTATTGGTATCGAATTACCATTTTTACTAGACTTTTCACTGAAAAACGACCCTAATCGGCTGACATCTTTATCAGAGTTCGGTGGCACTATATTCCATTTCATCATCTCGTCGGGTATCTCTATCTTGTAAGTATTCGAACCTTTGTTCTTGTTTTCGGCATCCTTTGAAGTCTTGTTTAATGATTCTGTTAATTTAGCGATAGCTACCTCTACTGTTTTAATATCATCTATCTGTATAGTGGCAGCAGTCATGGCAAATTGATTAGCACTGCCTAAATTATTGTCTGCTACACCATGTAACTCGTATGTGGTACCAATGTGGCTACCAGACAGACTCATGTCTAACATGACCACTCGCCAGATTTTCCTAGTGATATTAGGTTGCACTATATCACCAGCTTCATCATAACCAGTGAACCATAATTCAATAAAGAATGGGAATCTATCCGTATTCCTGATGTTTAACTCTCTGCCTGCTGCGATTATGTAGTCTGACAAAGTTAGACCATACGGTTCTGTAATAGTCATCTTCCAGGTCATTATGTTTTGATTCTGAGTTTTAAAATCAGGACTCACAGTGTTGTGTATGCTGAACTTAGCGATGTTAAATCCAGCAGTAGCACCAGATTCTGCTATGACTATCTGATTTAAAGCTGATAGATTATCAGTCGCTTTGACCTTAAATGCCCTATCATAATCTATCAGAGAGAACTTTACATGATAGGTGTAGTTGGCAAAATCATTTAAAGGATTATCTTTATAGTTAATTGGTGCATTGCTGCTGACAAATTGATTTAAATTTCGTATGTCAGCTAGTTCAGGGCTTGCTGCAACACCAGGTAACACTGCTGCTGCAGGACTAAAAGGCGTTGTTGCGGCTGCTAATGCAGCAGCTGAAGGATACTTTAATCCAGGAGTTAAAAAAGATGCCGTAGCAGAGTTGCTGGGTGTTTGCCATGCTGGTGTTGCGGCATTGCCGGGCGACACTGTGACATATTCGTCTAGCTTGATTACAAATGTTGATGGTAATGGGCCTGCCATTAAGTGTACCTGCTTATGATATCTCTAGTGGGAGCATAGATCAAGGTGTTGGGTTTAAAATCATATATGGGATCTTTTATCACATCTGGATTACGACAAGCGAACACCCACCACAGATTAGGTGTGCCATACAGATCTTGTGACAATAGATCTGGACGTTTGCTATGCTTGGTTTCTATCATAATTATCACATCGTCCGATGCTGGAGGTATAGCCACTGCTGACCAAAAATCCAGATAACTCACATATTGATTGACTTGCGGAGTCCTAACATAAGGACTAGTGGGATCATAATTGATCACGCTCATATCCAACCCCCGCCAGAGAGCAGAGTTCCGTTCCTGAAATCATCGAGATTAAATTGCCTAAGCCTAGAAGGCGTGTTCTGTACCGTCATGTTCACCGTGATGCTGAACACTGCTGGTAACCAAACATACGGCGTAGTAAAGGATTTGCCCAGGCTAGATACATCGATTGGCACATAATTAATATCCTTAGGCATTGTAACTGTGAAATTCGTAACTATCACAGGCAAGCGATTGAACATGTATTGGCCGTATGCATCAAATAACAAGACAGGCGGCGGGGTACCAAGATTGCTACTCTGACCGAAATACATCTTGGTTATCGTGCGGAGGAAATGGATGCAAGCTAAGCTATATTTGCCGTCATCTTGATTCTGCACAGTGAACTCACTCTCACATACCAGCTTAACTGCATCAGTCTTAGCATAGGCATAAAATTCCTGATTGGTGTGAGTCATGGACACATCTGTGTAAGAGACTCCTTGTTGATAAGTGATCGTGGGTTGATATGGCCAAACCATACCATTGGTTGCTTTCAGAGGCTGTAATATATTACCAGTGCCTAGTATCTGTCCCATAGCAGCAGGTTTAGGTCGTAATCTGGCTCTGCGACTATCAGCCGACACGTCATTATTGATATCATTAGCAGCAATGTTTGCAAGCCTTTTAGCACCAGATTCAGTTAAATTACCAGCAGCCATCGTGATCCTTATATAGAATACTCCTATTATTTATGTGATCATTAAACCACTATATTATCCAAATTTGACCTAAGCTATATAATACGCTACAATTTGCTCATTTGCTCTAGGACAGTTCTCACCAAGGATCACTATGACCAGTTTCGCACCTCCGGCTAAGATAAAGTATTTGACCAACAAGGACTTGCTAGAAGAGATCCATCGCAGCAAGAAGAGCTATTGCGAGTTTCTCACCGAAGAACATAGTAACTACGATTTCATCGTCACTACGTTAGACAACGCTACACCCGAGCGCATAGAGCAAGCCAGGAAGAAGCGACAAGCTGACGCATATACCAAACAGCGCAAAGCTGCTATCGCAGGCGGCACTAAGAACCCACAGATAGAAGTTGATATCAACAGCATCGACCTAGAGACTATCGTGATAAGGTTGATGACGTTTGATCACATACCTATCAATCATGAGAAGCTACACAAGGCCAAGACCGAAGCTGAACGTCATATCAAGTGCAACTTCCCACCATTCCAGCACTACATATTCAGAGATGGTGAGTTCCAGTGTGTGGGTAAGAGCCATTGGCAAGGTGGATTAGAGAACGGGCATTTCTGCAACACACACGGCAAGATGAGCAATCAGCTGGCTATGATGTTCATGAAGCTGGTAGAACGATACAGCCACAGAGGCAACTGGCGTGGGTATTGTGTAGATGAGACCACAGAAGCCCTTACCCAACGGGGTTGGTTAGGTATAGATGACATCACCGAATCTGATACCATTCTTTCATATCACGAAGGCGATCTGAAGTGGTCACCTATACATTCCATCTATCGCGCACCATATGATGGTTTGATGCACAAGCTAACAGTGCGAGGTATGGATGCCCTGATAACACCTAACCATAAGTTGGTTACCGCACGCGGCCTTGTAAAAGCAGAACACTTGCTTGAATCCGACCGTGTTATACTCATAGGCAATGCACTTGATGACACAGAAAGCAAATACCAGGACGAGTTGGTTGAACTAGCAGGTTGGATAGTTACAGAAGGCTGCTACGAAAGCAACGAAAATGGCATCAAGCGCATCACTGTCTATCAAAACCAAGGGCCTAAGGCAGATAGGATACGTGACTGCTTGACGTTATTAGGTTACAAGTTTAGCGAATCTGTCCCAAGAAATCGCAACATCACTTTTTCGATATCGCGATCAGATTCATTGAATCTATCGAAATTGCTTCCTGGTAAGAATCTAACTATGGATTTCATATTGAAGATGTCTACTGCACAGCGGCATCTGCTAGTCAACACTATGATCGACGGAGATGGATGGAGAGTTGGAAAGAACCGCCGTTATGTGCAGAAAAGCAAGGATGGCATCGACATGTTCCAGGCCCTCTGCACGATAGCAGGGATAAAGACCAATAGTTATTTGATTGAAAATCATCCATCTTATGGCAAGCTGTCCAATTATCATCAAGTGAACCTATTCTCAGAAAGAGGTAATAGCACCCGCGGAGAATGCATTGACTTCCACGGTGGTAAACGTAACGGGAGGAGTCATGTAGGACGCGGCAAGTATAATCATCCAAACGAGCCGACCACTTATTATAAAGGGGGAGTCTGGTGCCCAGAAACAGATTATGGTTGCTTCGTAGCAAGGAGGAATGGTAAGGTATATCTTACCGGCAATACCTACAATGACGAGATGCGTAGCCAGGCATTGCTACAGCTGAGCCAGATGGGACTACAGTTTGACGAGAGCAAGAGCGATACTCCCAATCCATTCGCCTATTACACTGCTGCTGTTAACAATAGTTTCACTAGGATCTTAAATCTAGAGAAGCGCAGCCAGAACATCCGAGATGATCTGTTGATCATGCACGGTGCTATGCCCAGCTATACTCGCCAGACTGAGAATGACATGCAGAAGATCAACATTGGTACACCAGCACCTGTGGTCAAGCGTGGGCGATTCAAGAAATCTACACCGCCTGTGGTATAAGCACTGCTAGTGGAACGAATCCAGATAAACTTTATTGCATATATCTGCGCTATGCTAAATACTATGCTAAAGGATATATGTGATGTTGGATATCATAGATGAATGCGACTGTCTAGCGTCGCTAGGTAGGTTAAGCTGGAGCAAACTGCAAGACAGTGCATTCTCTGAAAGATTCAACGAGATCAGCATCTCGATAAGATCTAAGATACCCAGACAAGTACTATGGCATGTTTCGAATGGGCTTGATATACCGAAATGTGCATGCGGTAATGATCTAAGCTGGCATCCCGACAAGCATCGATATCGCAACTATTGCAGCAAGAGATGCACTGCGGTTTATAGCCAGGATAAGATACGCCAGACCAACCTAAGCAAGCGCGGTGTCGAGCATCATACCAAGACAGATGAATACAAGGACAAAGTCAAATCGACCAGCATAGCTCGTTACGGCCATGCACATTATAGCAAGACTGACGAGTTCAAAGCCAGGACTGTGTCATCTAACATGCAACGATTTGGTGTAGAATATCCTGCACAGAGCCGAGAAGTGATGTCCAAGATAGGATCTACCATGCAGGACAGGTATGGTGTGACGAATCCGATGCA